TTCGACCCTCTCACTTTCTAGTGACTCCAAACACAAAGTCGTTATTGTTGACGAAGCTGACAACACAACCAGTGATGTACAACTCGCTCTACGGGCAAACATTGAGGCGTTTTATGGTAACTGTAGGTTTATTTTTACCTGCAACTACAAAAACAAACTCATCGAACCTCTTCACTCCCGATGTGCAGTCGTCGATTTTTCCATCCCAGGAAAAGAAAAGAAACTTCTGGCAGGAACCTTCTTCGACCGTCTCAGGTTTATACTTGAGGAAGAAGGCGTACAATATGATCCAAAAGTACTTCCACAAATCATCCTGAAGTTCTTCCCTGACTGGCGTCGTACTCTTAACGAGTGTCAACGTTATGCAGTCGGTGGAGTTATTGATAGTGGTATTCTTTCTAGTTTGTCTGATGTCAGGTTCAATGAATTGACTCAAGCACTGAAGAGTAAACAGTACACGACTGTTAAGAAGTGGGTGTCGAGTAATCTTGACAACGAACCTTCTCATATCTTTAGGTCCATTTATGATAATCTTTATCAGTGTCTGGAACCTAGAACCATTCCTCAAGCGGTATTGATTATTGGCAAGTATCAATATCAATCTGCATTTGTTGCAGATCAGGAAATCAATTTACTTGCTGCCCTTACTGAAATGATGGTGGAGTGTGAATTCAAATGAATCTTGATTTTTCTCGTATTAATTTAAAAGAGTTCTTTGGTTGTTGCAATGCAACCAACACCAAAGAGATGAAGTCCAACACATTTAAATCTTTCCGAACATATCTTCAAGAGAAGTCGTTTGCAAAGTGGAGTGATAACCAAGTTCGTTATGTTGGAGATCACATGGATGGAGTTGATTTTATTGGTGAAGATGAAACACATTATGAGATGAAAGGATCTCTCAAACTCTTCAATAAGAACGGATCTACAAAGGTAATTACTTTGAAGAACTTTCAAGGTAACTCAAAGAAAGTAGAAAAAACATTTGAGTATATGTTCTTGGTAGATACTGAGAACATGTCTCTTGCATATACTGACTGGGACACTGTTGAGAAACGTGTTTATTTTACTCCCAGTTCTCCAACAGCAAAGGTTAAGTTTCTTCCAGGGGACTTTACAATGCTTGCTACAAATATTGAACCTGCACCCAAAAGCATCACTGCATCTGATATACTTGACGGCGTTGAGCGTATCCTGTAATGACAAAATTTAAAACACCCCTTCGATATCCTGGTGGAAAATCCAGGGCAATTAAATTTTTAGATCAGCATCTCCCACAATTTGACAAGTTCTATGAACCATTCCTAGGTGGTGGTTCTATGGCACTCCACGTGACCCAGACCCGTCCTAGGACAGAGGTGTGGGTCAATGACTTGTATTACCCTCTATATTGCTTTTGGTTGACTCTCCAGCAGCATGGTGAGCGTCTTACTCATGACCTCAGAGAACTGAAGACAGAACTAGGTGAGAGTTTGACTGCTCATCGTGAAGCATTCGAGAACTCTAAGGCAGCATTGGTAGGCACAGATGAATACACTATTGGATTTAACTTCTATGTTGTGAATAAGTGTTCCTTTAGTGGGTTATCTGAATCATCTTCTTTTAGCAAGATGGCATCACAGCAGAACTTTACCTTTAGAGGTATTGATAAACTTCCATACATTTCAGAACTGATTCAATTTTGGAGAATTACTAATCAGGATTATTCTGAATTGCTTTATGGTGATGATGCATTTGTATTTCTAGATCCTCCTTATGACATTAAGGATAACCTGTATGGTAAAAAAGGATCTATGCACAAAGGTTTTGATCATGAACTCTTTGCTGCTCAATGCAATAACTCACAACAAACATGCATGATCACTTACAATTCTGATGCATTTGTCAAGGAAAGATTTCCTGGATGGACTGCACAAGAATGGGATCTTACATATACTATGAGATCTACGACCACTTACACACGTGACCAAAAGAAACGTAAAGAACTTCTTTTAACTAATTATGAGCAAGTACCAGTATCCCTTGACGGATTATTTAAAGACGATCAATGAGTCCAAGAACAATTTGATGGATGGTGATGATCCAGGTTGGGAAAAAGAATATCCTGCCTGGGTCATTACTAAGTGCTTGTCTCATCATTATGACACTGTGCTACTAGCGAATGAGATGAATCTTAACTCGCAACTCCCAAGTAAACTTCAGTATGATTTTTATATAAATATCGTTAGGAAGAGAAAGCGTTTCTCGCCCTGGGATAAGAAAGTAAAACTAGATGATCTTGAGTGTATCAAGGAATACTACAACTATAGTACCGAGAAAGCACAAGCAACTCTAAAGATACTAAATAAAAAACAAATTGAGTTTATTAAATTGAAATTAAACCGTGGAGGAAAAGCATAATGTCTCAAGTTGCTGAGGTTCAGTGGACTCGTGAAAGTATGGTAGAGGTGAAACTTTCTCAACCAGATGACTTTCTCAAAGTAAGAGAGACCCTTTCAAGAATCGGGGTTGCCTCTCGTAAAGAAAAGAAGTTGTATCAATCTTGCCACATTCTACACAAGCAAGGTAAGTATTATATTGTACACTTTAAAGAATTGTTTGCTCTTGATGGTAAGACCGCAAACTTGACTCAGAATGATGTTCAGCGTCGTAATAGAATTACCCAACTGCTTTCTGATTGGGGATTGATTTCTATTGTTAAGACCGACGAAGTTCTTGACATTGCACCACTTAATCAAATCAAAGTTCTTTCATACAAAGAAAAAGGTGAGTGGGAACTAGAGTCAAAATACAATATTGGTAAAAAGAAAACTACTCCTGTAGCACAATAACTATAAATAGAGGAGTTACACTCCTCTATTTTTATGTCTGAAAATAAATCAGACGTGACTACAGAAGAGAAGCAACAAGATGAAGACAAAAGTGAAGTTCTTGGTAATCTGGTGAAAGTTGTAGTCCTTATCTGGTCTGCATCCCTTCTCACATTTAGTTACGTTCGACTTCCCAACGGTCAAAAGATCTTAGATTTCGATCCAACTTTTATAGCTTCGGTGTTCAGTGGATCGTTAGCTGCGTTTGGATTGAGTCCTGCTAGAAATGGTAGCACTCCAAAGAAAGCACCTACAATCGGAAAAAAAGAGGAAGAAAATGCAAAAACTAATTAACACATTAGCGGTACTGTCGTTCTTAGGAACAGCAAGTATCATTGGCGGAGGTGTATATGTATACCTCCAGAAAGATGCCATCATTGAAGGCGTCAAAGAAAGAGTAACCAAAGCAGCAGTTGGTGCTATTGGAGACGCTCTGCCTGGCATGTTAGATTCAGCAGTTCCCAAGTTACCTGAAGTAACTGGTCCTGCTGTCCCAAGTGCTGCTGGTGGAAATGTTAGCGGAACAGCACTGCCTTTCTGAGAATTTGCTGAGAGCAGTTAAATAGTAACGTGGTGTACTACGTTACTATGGCACAAAGCACGTACAAAAGGCAACAAAAGAAGGAAGCAAGAGATACATTTTTTCTATATGTTTTCTTTCATTCTGTATGGAATGGCATATTCAATATGTTCAATGATGATTAATGGAAATTCCAATTATATCTTCTCCTGATATTAAAATTCAGGAGATTGAAATACCAACAGTAGTATCACCTACACAATACTATACATCTAAACCACTTCCTCCACCAGTTGTGGTAAATATTGGTGTGCCTGTAGTTGATATTCCTGGGTGCGTTGAGGCACATCAAACCAACAACGCTAAGAACAATGCAATCAAAGAGGAAGATCCCAAGGGAACTTATACAATTTGTGACGCTGGCGTTCCCAGTTTTAATCCTATTAATTATGAACCTGAACAGATGATCTTTACTCGTCCTGCTCCTGTTCCTAAGAGCAATGCAGAGACACCAGCACCAGCAGTTCCTGAAACTGAAGAAGCACTTCCACCTCCACCTAAAACTGTTAAAGTGGAGTGTCCTACAAAAGTCCAAAAAGCACAATATCCTGTTGGTACTTTTATAGAAGGATATAGAAAGAAGGTTGTCGGTTATGAACTCATCGATAACACATGCGTTCAACTCACAGAAAAAGTTGCACTCCCACAACAGATTGTTGCTGGACTTCCTAGTGGCGGTCAGGTCGTGCAGGTT